GATCGTCCGACCAGACCCCCCAGGCCAAAATTATTATGGGGAGTGTGAGAATCGCCAAAACCACCTCGTCCTTATAGTCGTTTTGCCGAGCCTCTAAAAGTTTGCCCTGGTATTGCTCCTCACCTCGGGCCATCTTAGCTGCATGCATGTGTTGTGCATCAGCCATAGCCATCTTTGTCTCTTGACGCTTTTTGTAAATATGACTTCCTGCGTTAAGAGCTAATTTTATAGCACTAAACCACATATTACACCCAAGTTGCGTCTTTTTGTTTTCTAGCAGCGCCTGAGCCAGAAACAGGTTGTTTGTTTCCAACTGCTAATCTAGATTTTCCTCTAAGGCTAGTTTCTGATCTAGGATCAGTTATAACTTTAGATTCTTCCATTTTAACAGGCTTACTTTTTTTATAATTCCACGCCATTATGTGCTCCTTTTTTATTTATTATAACTCTTTTTTTAGTGTTTGTCACTATCTAGAGCTACCGTTTGTTTTAGGTTTCATTCTTGCAAGTGTCAATCTATTCTCATTTGCCATTTCTTGCTTTTCAATTGAAGTATCAGCTCTTAATTCTGCTAATTCTTCATTCTGTTCAAGCTTATCTTCATTAATATCTCTATTTTGAACTAATTTAGCTTGATCAATTTCTAATTTTTTACTCATTTCTTGTTGTTTACGTTCATTTTCCATTGCTCTTAAATCAACTTCTCTAGATTTAAGTTTTAACAGTGGATCATGATCGAATTGAGATGTAATCTTTTTCTCTTCCTTCATAAAGTCTTCAGTCATTTCTGCAATCAACACTGCTTTTCGTGCTTCTATCTGTTGAGTGATTTGTTGCACCTGTTGTTGTATCTGTGGATTAACTGCAGCTTGCTGTTGCATTATTTGTAACTGTTGCATTTGTTCTCTAAATTCTAACTGTACTTGTTCTGTAGCCATTAGACTAATATGCTCTAATATATTTTTCTGTAATGCAGCCATAACCATTGGATTATTTCTAACCATGTTCGTTGACATAAAATTTAAGTGCGCTGTAACGTGTGCTCTGTGATCTTGACCAGGAAATGCTTGAAAAGGTTTTCCTCCTAATGCATCGATATGTTCTAAAGATGGATCTTTAGGAGCATTCGGTGGCGGTGGTGGTAAAATTCTATCAATATCTTTTATTCCTAATGCTTCATACATTTTTCTAAATGCCGTATACAAATTATGCATTTGTGGATTTGACATTGCGAGTTGTAGTCCAGTTTGTGCTAATGTTAGTCTTTGTGACATTGAGAAAATGTTTGGATCTGCTACTGGTAATACATCTACTCTTTCATCAAAGTCTGTTACTTTAATATTTCTTTGTCCACCCACAACATCGTATGGATATTCAGGTGGTAGATACTGAGCAAATACTTTTGCTAGTAATTTAAATTCTTGTTTTAGAGCTACATACAATCGTTTATGGATTGCTGACATTACTCTTGAACCCCGTTCTAAAAGAGCCACGGTCGTACCAACGGCTGCGCCTTGGTTCCCGTCCCCGACCTGCATGTCAGCAATGGACGCGAATCTCTGTCCTGCTTGAACTACAATTCCCATCAACTGCAATAATGTAGCTGAAGGTTCTTTGTAAGGTAAAAATACAAATGCATCTTTTAGATTACCACCAGGTGTATCCACATCTTTGAATTCTCCTGGTTGTATCGGTGTAGCGTCATCTTTGACTCTGACACCACGTTGCTTAAATCCTGCTGGTAAATTAGATAAAGTTCCCGCGTCTAATAATTGACGGAGAGCAGACGTTGCCGTTCTGCTCAAACCGCCAATCATATGAATGAGTCCAAATCCATAAAATCCTAGTCCTGGCAGAAACTTGAAGTGGACGAAGTATTGGACTTTATTTCTTAGTGGATCATTGGGCGCAAAGTTTCGTCTGATCGACAAAACTTTTTGACTACCTTCTTCGACTGTTACGACGTAAGGTAATTTTATTCCTGTTGGCTCACCGTCTTGACCAACATCTTCGAAACCTTCTAAATCTAGATTCACGTGACACTCTAATAAATTGTACACGCTTTCTGTTCTTGTGGATTTAGCGGTTCCTTCTAATTCTCTTTTCTTATCAACAACCTTGTCTGCATCTACATTGACAGGTTTTGTTAATTCAATATCAGAATAGAAACCAGCAACTTGCTGTTTTCTTAAATCATTCTCTGATATTTTTACAACATGGACCACCGCTTCCGCATCGTCTAATGAGGTAGCCGTATACGGAACTACGAGGTCGTCTGCTGGGATGAACTTTGAAACAGCTCTTCCTAATAAATCATCGTAATAAACTTTTTTAAAAGTCGAACCTGATAAAGGTAGATGAAATAACATTTGATCAAATTCAGGTTCATATTCCTTCATTTGATCCATGAGTTGATAATTCATGAAATCTTTTACTCTTTGTGATTGAGCTTCTTTTGCAGGATTAGATATGCCAATGACTTGAGTTCTAACGGGTCCATCTGCAGGAAGTAATTCTTTATAAGCAAGAGCTTGAAACTGTGTCACAGCTTCTGCTAAAACGGGGTGTGTAGCTCCACTTGCTCCTTGGAAAGGTTCATTACGATTATCGTATTTAAATCCTAAAAGATCTAAACCATTAATGTAAGATTGTTCCCAATCTTTTCTAGACATTTTATAATCTGTATAATTCTGTCTAAGTTGAATTCCAACGGGATCTAAAACTTCTTCTGGTAAAATATCTGCTAAATTATCAAAGTGCGTGTTTGACTGAGCCTGGTTCACGGCTCCTGGTTCAAAATTAACTGTAGCACCACCTTCTTCATCAGGTGTTACTTCTACGGGTTGTCTTTGTTGTTCTTCCGTAATGTCAACGTCAGTCGGTGCCTGTGCGCCAGGTATTTTTACCTCGTGTCGAACATTCGGGAGTGATTTATCTATTTCTGCCATTTATACTCCTAATAATCTTTATCATTAATGTATAGTGAACGCAAGCCTTGATGCATGGGTCCTCCTGTTGGTGGTAATGCACTTGGTCTTCTTATTCCTGTTATTCCACCACCCATATAACCTGCTCTGCCTCCACCGGCAAGACCTAAACCAGGATATTTAGATTTTAAATTTTCCCATGATTGCGCAGTGATTGGATAATCAGGGTCAACACCTCTTGCTATGTTGTAACGATACAGTTCTTTTGGATCAAAATCTAACATCTCTTTTATGTGTCTTTTTTCTTTTAAATGAGGAGCTTCTTCTTGGAGAAGAAGATGTTTTGGGTGCCATGCTGGCAAATTAAATGCATAATTTTGTAAAACATCTCCAATAGGTCCTGCTTCAGGATCAACTTGTTTACTTTGAACATCAAAAGCAGCTTTCTTTTCTTTTAATAATTTTTGGTAAGCTGCTTCTCTAAGTCCTACGAAAGGCATTTCAAAATCTAAATCACTTATCTGATATCTTGCATCTTTAATTTGATCCAAGTTCGGTGTTGGAAAAGTTTCTGCAGCTTTACTTATAGATACTTGACCTGCTACTCCTTCAACCTGTTTCTCAATCCATTTCTGAGATGATTTATCAAAAGCATCTGATGCTTTTTTCATACCATCCAATGTTTTAGCTTTTTTCTCGGGGTCTCCCTTCATTTCTTTAATAGATTTAATTTTTTGTTTATAAATTTCTTTTTGATTATTAACTTTTTGAATTGTATCATTTAATGTAAAAGCTTTATCAAAAGCTCTTGTGTCCCATCCTTTTTCTTCTGCAACTTTTTTCAAGTCTTTCATATATTCTTTGTTTTTATAAAGACCTAACGTTGAATTGCTTAAAGCTTGTGCCTTTGCTTCAGCTTCATTTTTACCTTTACTCATTTCATTCATTACATCCAATTTATAAAAAGCTAGTTCTATAGCACCACCAATCAACGTTCCTTTTCCTCTTACATTTTTTAAATTTTTTAAATTAGCTGGAAAAGATAATAACTCTGTTGCACCTCTTGGAGGGACTTTGAATTTTTCTAATCGTATACTTTCTGCAATATCTATAGGACTTTGAATTATCTTATTTATTTTTATTTTTTTCAACTCTGGATTTGCTTTTTTAGCACTGTCAGGAACATAAACTTCATAGGCCGATTTTTCCATTCCAGGTTTAGGTTTCCAATTTTTTCCATCCCATCTCCAACCTGCTCCTTGAAATTTATTAAAAACTCTTCCAGCAAACTCAACTTCATCATCTATAAGCTGTTGTTGAGTTTTATTAAAATCATAACCTATTTTATTATAAATATCTTCGGGGTTACCATATTTTTTCCTTGTAGCTTCAGTACCAAGACCTTTTTCAACTCTTTTAGAGTGAGATTTAACTACGCCAGCTGCTTCGTTAATTCTTCTAGGAATAACTCTTAATCCATATTTTTTACTATTTCCAAAAACATCTTCAATAAGATTTAAATGGTCAACTTGATAAGGAGACATTCTAAAGTTTTTTCCCGCACCAAAATGATAAACTTCCTTCATTAACTCTTCAAAAGGAACCATGATTTTCTTTACAGGGTGCATTACTTTTTGGCCTCTTAATTTATCTAATTCACCATACGCTTTAAAGTAGTTTTTAAATTCTGGAGAACCAGCAGCGTACGTGTTTAAATTAGAAAGAGTAAAACTTCTACCAGAAGAGTTTGGACCAACATATCTAAATTCTGCATCGCCCCATCTTATAATATTTCCTAATTCATCTATTCCCGGTTTTTTAATCCATTCAATTTGTTTTCCACCTTGAGACGTATGTCTCCAGGCATCTTGCATTATTCTACCTTCAATAGATCCAAGATTTCTTAACTCTTTACCAGCTTCTTCATAAACAAGAACTCTATTCTGAAGATGCCAATCAAATTCACCTAAAGACAATCCCTCTTTTGCTATTTTCCCTTGAACTTGAGGGTTTCCAAGATTTCTAAATAATCTATAATTCTCCGGGTCATACTCCTTAAAATTTAATTTTCTACTTAATGTTTCTCCTGTTAAACCGGTTAGGTCTGCTATTTTCTGTCTTGGATTAAATAAATTTTCAACAGGTTGATCAAAATTAGAAAAAACAAAATCATAAGCTTTTTTAGCCTTATCCTTGGCCTTATCTAAGTAATTTAATTTACCACTTTTTAATCCATACAATTGTTTATAATTTTTTGAAGTAAAACCATGATTTTTTAATAGCTTCTCCATTTCTGTAAATCTTAATTGATTATTAGATGTATCAATTATTTTGTTTGCAAGATCTAGACGAAGTTTAGCAACATCTGTCTTTACTTTAGGTAATGAGTTAGCTTTAACTAAAGAATGATAAGTACTGTCTGTTAAACCTTTATCTTTTAAAAATTGTGCCCATGATTTTTGCAGATTAGAGGCATTATTAGTTCTAAAAGATTCCTGAATATTTAAATTAAATTCATCTAATGCATTTTTATATAAATCAACTTTGGTGCTTACTCGTTTTGCTCTCTTTGAATAATCTATAGGCTCATCTTTATAAACAACATCCATTTTACCTGTTCCAGTATTAAAAAATTTATGTGGATGTTTAAATTTTCCTTTTTTAATTTTACTTGTACCATAATACTCCACCCCAGGTTCAACTAACCCGCCGGGTTTACCGATGATTCCACCGTCAGCCATGTTCCGTGGTTCCTGGGCCGTGATTCGTGGACCTTCGTTTTCACGTTTTATTTTTTCTATGTAATTGAGTATGCTCATTCGCCCAACATTCCTGCAACACCACCCGCGGATAACGA